GGAACACTATTCAAATTACCGCCTGCTGTAATTGCCATAATTAATTTGTTTTAAATTGTTTAACTTTTTTTTCTAATTTTAAAAGATCTGTTTTTAATATCAGAAGAAGATTCACCTAAAGCCCTGTACTTAATACCCCCAACATTTGTTTCGCCGTGTGTTTTTCTAGGTTCTAAATTAATGTTTTTATCTTTAGCAATTCGACCTTTAATAGCATCTGCCTTACCTTGTTCATAAAAATGTCTGGCAATAGCATCTGCGTTCATGGCCGTATATAAAGATTTATGGTAACCCGCAGCATCATCAATAGTTGTTTTATCTTCACCAACAAACTTGTTGACAAAATTATTAATATCGCTTTGTGTTGTTTTTACTTTATCTACATCTTTAACATTGAACCTGTATTTTTTATCTCCGACATTGTATTCAAAACCTTTGAAATTTTGTCCAAAGAAACTTTCAGTTTTATTTAAAAATGTTCTTTTGCTTTTTTCAGATAACTCCTTCTGAGTTTCAGAATCTTGATTGTATTTGTTGTAGAAATTAATTGCCTCTTGCTGTTCAGTTGTTAACTTAGAGCCAGCTTTAATTTCTTCATAATATTTAGACTTTTGCCCGTCTAAGTAGGCTTTAGCCTCGGCAACTTGCTCTTTGAGGGCTATTTTCTTTTTACGTTTAGTTTTGTCATCGTCAATATCTTCATCTACACCAAAAGTATCTTCTAATAAAAAAGATCTTTCTTCATTATTTAAATGAGACTTAGTAATTCTATAGTACTCATCTAAAACATCCGTGTCATCCATTTTTGAAACGTCTCTATTTAAATTTACGTAGTCGTTTAAATCACCACCTGTTTCGTCCATAAACTCTATTAGCTTTTGAACGGGCCCTGATAAAGGCTTGCCAGTTGCTTGTGATTCTGTTATTGCGTCTTCAACAACTTCTTTAACTTCTTCTACTTTTTCTTCATCAGTAACTTCTTCCATTACTGGCTGTTCAACTACCTCTTCATCAGGTTTTTCATCTACGTTTACTTTTACAATATCGTCCTCTTTTTCTACTTGAGGAGTTTTATCTAAATCTATTTTAATAACATCTGGATCACCAGCGCTTTCAAACTTAGATTCATCTATTTCTTCTACAACCTCTTCAATAGGTTGCTCTTGATTTTCTTCTGTTGTTTCTTCAACAGATTCAGTTGTTTCTTCAACAACTTCTTCGTTTAGTTCTTCCATAATAAAATTTTATAAAATATTAAAAATTAGAGACCGAACGTTTCCATGCCCGCGTCTCCGCTAAGTATATCATTACCTGATGACTCAAATTTTTTAATTGATTCACCATCAGTTTTTTGTGTATTTTTTTTATCAATCATTTGCATTTGACCTTGAGTTTGCATATTAACTCTTTGATCTCTTCTATCTTCTCTCATAGATTCCATCTTATTACTAGTTTGTTGTTTCATGGATTCTAACTGAGAGTTTAGTTGAAACTCAAATTGCATTAATTCTTTTTTTGATTGAACTTCTTGCTGTAGGTATTGTATTTTTAATTGATTTCTTGTTTGCTCAAGTTGAGCTTCTGTTTGTGCGCTTGCTTGTTGCTTTTGCATTTCAGCTTGCGCCGCTGCTTGTTGTGCTTGTTGGTTTGCTTGAGATTGAGCTTGAATATTTTCTTGCTGCATTTTTTGGTCTCTTTGTATTTTCTTTTTTCTTTTTACTTTTAATAATTGATTAGCAAGTTTTATATTTCTTACATTACGTAAATCAATAGCGTCATCTAAATCTATTGACTGTTGCTGTAAAGCAGCTTGTATATTATTTTCAAGTAATTGTTTTTCTTCTTCGTCTGGCATTAATTCTATAAATATACCAAAGTCGTATAAATGCAGGTTCTTCATTTCGTCTAGTGTTGCCACGTTATGTGCACCCAAAGCTCTTATAAATGCTTCTTTCGTTGGTGAGTATTCTATTATATCTGCTATACGTAGTGACAAACACTCTGCAACTTCAGCTGTTATAAATAACATAGATTGTAATATATGCCTTGTTGCTGTGTTTGAGTTAGCCGCTGCTATTTTTTGTACACCAACTAAAGCGTTACGATCAGGTGTGCTAGCATCTCTTGCTTCATTTAATCCGGTTACATCTCTTATCATTTGCAGATAGTAGTTGTAAGTTGAAATTAAACTTTGTAGCTTGCCGCTGTTTACGCCATTACTTATTTGTTGTATTGGAACTTTGCCAGGATTCATGTCGCCCTCAGATGTGAAGCTTCTACCTATAACACTACCAGTTTGAAAGAACATATTAAGAGCTTCTTGCGGATTATAGTTAGTACCGTTACCTAAGTCTATTTCAGCTAAACCATCTGCGTCCATATAAACACCATCAGGTACCATGCGTGACATTACTTGTTGTAGTTTTAAATGAGTTAGTTGTATCATATCAGCGAAGCTAGTTATTCTACCAACTAAACTTTCTATTCTACCTTCATATAATCTAGGTGCAACTATTTGATAATTCATTTTAACCCTTGAAAAATCAGAGTCAGTACGCATCATATTATCACACATTTTCCAAGTTAATATTTTATCAGCACCAATTATATAGACACCTTCGTATAAAACCTCAACAACTCTTTCTAATTTACTAAAGTCACCATCCATGCTTTCTACAGGTGGATTAAATGTGTCATCTTTTTCTATAACTCTCTCACCACCAGCTCCATTTGTTTTCAACTTGTAAACGTCGTTCATATGGGTTTTATAATTAAAATATAAAACATTGACTTTATTTTTATCTCTATTAGCAACGTAATCTACTGGATAAGCATATTTGTCTACTAAGTCTTTTATTTCTTCTTCTGATAATTGTGGAAATTGTTTTACTAATTCGTTTATTGGTAATTCTTTTACTTCACCTATATAGTAAACATCTTCAAAGTATGGGGACTCAGTGTGTGAATAAACTAAATCAGCTGGATCAACATACTCAGCCTTAGCCCCATTACTAAAATCAAATGTGGTTTTTGCTGCGCCTATACCTAAGACAGTTAAGTCGTATAAACATCTTCTTCTTATTAAATCGTAATCACTGCCTTCCATTAAAACATTTAAAGCTTGCTCCTCAGCTAATTCTACAGCTTGTTTGTAATTTAATTGCATATGCAGTGCTAGCTCTTCCTTTGTATCTGGTAGAGTATCAGGATCGTTTTCGTAAAGATCTATATCAAACTGCTCTTTGACCATATCAGTATAGTCTCTAGATTCCATGTCTCTTATCATAGATTCCATATACTCTGTTCTTTTACTAACTCCATAAGCATCTTGAGAAAAACAATTTATTTCATAGTTTCTCTGTGCCATGCCATTTACAACTATATCAACAAACTTAGGTATAATAGGTACAGGTTTCCAATCAAGATTTAAATAAGATAAATCACCATTTATAGATAATTCGTTTTTATATTTTTGGATAGGCTGCTCTCCTCTTGCGTATAATCTTAGTGTGTGAAAATTGTTTTTATGACTATTATATTTAGATGTAGTACCCGAAAACCATTCGTGTCTTATTGCTCTTGCTACTTTTAAGCCATAGTCCTCACTTAGTTTCTCTAAATCGCTAACAGCTTGTGATGGAAAATGTATAGAGTGTTCTGATCTCATATTTTATTTTTAATTATCTGTGATGAAAATCCTTTGTTATTATATTTTGATATATTTAAATTTAATGGTTCTTTTATTTGTTTTGGATTTGGTCTATATAAATGCCTATTGCAAGCCATCACCGCTAATCCAGAACTTATTGAAGCATCGTGTTTTGTTCTTCTGTTTATATCAAACTTTGACCAATCATTTAGCGTTTCATTAAAGTACATAGTACCATAAGTACCATCTTTTAATAAACCAACGTGGTCATTTATGTACATTTCAATAGCAGCTGCATGAGCTTGCTTTATGTCTTCACTTGAATTAGGTATACCACCAACCTCTCTTTCTGCTATTGATAATTTATTCCAAACTTTATCTGGTCTATTCATACTAAAACCCCTATACCCTCTTCTACGTAGATAATATAATAATCTTGGTTTATTATTTTCAGCAAGCAGTGGCATGCCGTAAAATACTAATGCCATTAAAACATCTTCAAAAAATATTTCAGCTGTTTGTGGCCTTGCTATATATTCAAGAAAAAAAGTATTTGCTGGAGCATCTTCCATAGAAAACTTAGTTAATCCATGAAGTGCACCTTTTGAACCTCGCTTATCTACAGTTCCAGATATATCGTATGAGTCACATCCAAATGCACCCATATGTTCGTTGCCTGGATATCTTACGCCATTTTTTAAAATAACGTTGTTTTGCAATTTACCTCCTGGTACCCAACTTATATTAAATCTACCATTAGGATCTGGATTAAAAGTAACTAATGTATCTTTTTTACCATTTAACCATTGAAAGTTTCCAGTTGTTGTTACTGAAGAATTTCTATTACCTTCATTATAATCTATTTGCTCGTATATTTTTATAAGATTAAATAAACTATTTTTAGTTTCGTCTCTAAACGCGTGTTCTTCGGTTCTTGGAAATTGACGGTAAAATTCATTTAAAGCATCTTGGTCATCTCTTAAACCTTCAGCTTCATTTTCCCAATGATCTATAACGCCTTGATCTATTTCTAATCCATGTGGATCAAATTTTTGTTTTCTAGGAGTGCTAAACACAGGCTGTCCGTGCTCGTCGATGAAACCCTCGTAATTCCATTCCATAGGAATAAACAAAGAATATAATCCTGACTTAGTCTGTCCATTTCTATTTCGCTTTGTAACATCTGAATTATAGTATAGGTTTTTAAAATTATCACCACCTTTATCAAGTGAGTTACTAGTACTACCCATCATACACTTACCAACAACTCTACTACCTAGTCTTAAACAAGTTTTTGTAACCCTCCAGTTATTTTTTATATTATCAGGTCTTTCCCACTTACCACTTTCATCGTGAACTAGTAAATTTAGTTTTTCACCGTCATAACTATTATCACCTGTATTTTTCCAATCTATAGTTGTATCTAACCCCTCAACATCATCCATCTCTTCACGCTCACGTATTTTTTTACGAGTAAACTTTTTTGCTGGCACCCTGTAAGCAAGTTCGGACTTTGGTCGGTCCATACCGTCCTGTATTGGCTTGAAGAAGAAAGGGTAATTTAAACTAATAGGTACTACTTTGTCTGTAAACATCTTCTTTGCATCAGCACCAGTCTTAGATAATATACCAAATCTGCTATCACTAGCTAATGTAGCTAAATTAACAGTTTCAGCTGAACTCATAAAAGAAAAACCAGAACGTCTATTTTTTAAATAGCACATTCCATAACTTCTTTTATCTGCTTTACAAGCTTCCCAGAATATAAAGAATAATCTATTAGCCTCTCTATAGTCTGGAGCACCAACATCTATTTTACTCCATTGTAAATACATGTAGTGTGTTCCCGTTATGAAGGTTGGTTTACCGTTATTCATAAACCAAAAACCTTGTTCTCTTCTTTTAAACTCTTCGTCTATGTATTCATAATGATCTTGTTTAAAATCATCTGGATAATCTTGCCAGTCAAATACTGTTTTAATTTTTTTAAAGGCAGGATTAGCTGGAAACTGTTTCCACTTTTGCTCTGCTTTATCTTTACTGCAACTGTATATATTATTTGGTTGTTTAGGTAAGGCTATTTGTAAACCTTGTATCTCTATAATATCACCAACCATTCCAGTCTTAGATACAACAACTACATCATTATCTTTATTATATCCGTACTCCCATTTCTTGCCTTTGTTTAGTCTTTTAATAGTATTTAACCTTACTGGTTCTACTATTTTATATAAGCTTTGTTCGTATTTCATTTTGATCTACCTTCTGCAAAACCTTTAAACTTAACTTCTTTCTTTTCTTCAACCTTGCCTTCAAGCATATTCTCTTCTTCATTTATACGATTAAGTATTTCAAAGGCATCAAATATAGCTAGCTTTTTTGTAGCAGCTGCGTTTTTTAATCTATCAGCTGATATGTCATCATCTGAATCAACAATAGGCTCTTTAGCTACTTTAATTAGTTCTTCAACTGCCTTTTGCCCAGCTTGGATTATACTCTTCTTCGTTTCCTTGATATTCATATTTAATTGTAATAAATTTATTCATGACTCTATATAATCTTTCTCCGTTTATAATAAACTCATATTCACTATTAGGTGTAAATCCTACTAAATCATTTATATTAAAATTACCATCAGAATATTTAACTATACCTACTAAAGGCTTTTCAGTTTCATTATTAAAATTATTAGTTGATTTAATTGGTTTAACAAAACTAAACCCAGGCATAGCTTTATTATTATATAAATATATTTGATCTTGCGATATTATATATTTGTCTTCTTTCCAATATGACCTACTGTTTCTTTCTATACCATTTACATCATGCCATCTTCTAAAAACATTATGATGTACTATTACTTCATCACCCATTTTAACAGGTGATTGAAATAATAGTGGAGTAGCGATAACTTTTGCTAATCTGTTTACGTATGCGTGATTAAATACTTCAGTATTAACTACTAGTTCTTTGTCATCGACCCGTATACTGTTATTATACCTATTACCAATAGGGCTGATAATAAAATCTTTATAAGCAGCATTCATTAATATTCTAAGTTGTACTCAATAGATATAGCCATATTTTTATTAAAATCTTTCCATGGTATTACCACATCGCCTTTCTTTATATAAATACAGTACTTATCTTCTTCTTCTACTATATCGCAGATCTTATGTCCACCGTAAACCTCTTGGCCAACAGCGTAGTGCATCGAGTCGTTTTTATAATCTTTACCTATAGTTATTTTTCTTATGATATTATTTTTCATCTTTTTTTCTATTAATAGTACCATCTGTAACATTAATATCAAAAGTACCATATTCTTTTGAAAACACGTCTTGCATATCAATTATCTTTTTTTGAGATAATCCTAATTCGTGTAACAAGTTATGTTTTTGACCTTCTAATTGCCCTACTTTAAACTGCAAGTTATTTACAACGTTAACTATTTCTTGTAGTTGCTTTAAGTGCTCGTCAGATATTTTATCTGCCTCTGGTTTTAAGTCAACCAACTTTTCTTTTGTTCCCATAATTTAATTTAATTTAATTTATTTTATTTTATACTTCAAATTGTAATATAACTCTAACTGGATGAATGTTGTATATTGTATCACCATCCGTAACGGTAGTTGCGTCTCCTGCTCCAGATGTAGCTGATGTTAAATTTATTGGTCCAGTTGTTGCGTCATCAATAGATGCTACTGTTCCTAAAAGAGTATCGTCTTGAG